ATTAGTTGATTATACTTTTTACACTCTCTTTCAAGAATTTCTTTTGGATATCTTCTATTATTTTGATTTGGAGCTCCCGCTCTCTGTAAGATACCAGAAACTAAATAAGTTCCATTCTCCTCCTTTACAAGCTTTGCTTCAAAAAGATTTGTTTCTATCAGAAGATTCTTATTCATTTTTTTAAATCATTTTTTACTTTGTCTACTGCCTTATCACCTAAATCATTCCAAGACTTTGAAATTATAGTTTTTAATTGATTTTCTAATTCCGTCTTGTCTAATTTATCTTTATCTTTACTTATAACTCTTTGAATATTAGTCTGAACATATCCCATCTTCACTATCTTATCTGCAGTCACACTATCTATTCCTCTTTGTGGATCAATCATTTTAGATATATCATCCGCAACTCTTTTGTTGTTTGCCATCGAATCTAAAACCTTCTTAACCGCAATTTTGTAGTTTGGTTTTCCGGAAAAATAATCAACTCCCCGTTTAACCAACTCATACAAATAATAAAAAACAACTTTACCAATGATAATACTACTCAAAACGGATAGTAATCCTACGGCAAAGTTTTCATTTACTTTTTTTTTTCTTCGTTTTTTGCTCTCAATGTTGCTAAATCTGATCCTTCAATTTCACCATCTTTATCAACATCAATTTGCTTTTGTTTATCTGTCAATTCTTCTGGCAGTCCAACCAATTTACCCTCTTTCTTTGCATTATATGCTTTATCTACTGCGTTGAAGAATTTCTTCTTATCATCATCAGACATAGAACTAATATCTTTACCCGTCTTGTCTAACATATGTTTAAAAAGAGCCTGATAATCTTGCTCTTCCGCCATTACTTCTTTAATAAGTTGTACTAATTCGTTTTTATTCATATTACTCTGATATTTGTCTAATTTTTTGGTCTAATTTAATTAATCGTTCCTTTATAGCATAAATATGATTATTTGTCCTTTTCCAATAAGATTTGTTATCTACACCACTTTCGTTTTTAATCTTACCATACCAATTGAGAAATCTTTCCATTTCTTTTAATTGTTTATTGATATTCGATATACCCCTACCTATTTTAGATTGTGCGGTTGATTCATCTCTTTTCAATTCCAACCAACGATTTTCATTTACAGCCGAATATCCTGTTAAATCTGCAAATCGTTTTCCTTTCTTTTTTTCATTATCAGGCTTACCAAATGCCTTTGGTGTATTGTACCCTTGAACATTCGCAGTTGTGTTCATTTCTCTCACAATCTTACGAATTCGTTCTTTTAATTGAATTATTTTATTTTCGTTTGTCATATTAAACTAAAATATAAATTGATCCTGCAGTCATTGCTACTCTTTTTACGTAGCAAGGAAAAGGTTGTCCTTGTTGTAGATATTCAGCTTTTACGGTACTATCGTTTCCCAATGTAATTGATCCTGAACAAGTACTTGTCATTCTCATAACACCCCAAGAATTTCCAGGAGCCGATAAACTACCTGTAACCTCTACGGCGCCATATGCTCTATAATTTGTCATTTTATTTTATATTTTTTTTAAGTTCTGCTAATAGTTCATATGTCATCATCATTGCTGATAGATGTTGTTCTTTTACCTTTTTAACGGATTTAATTTTTTTTATGTTTGATATCGTTTCTGCTAATTTTATTTTAGTAACTTTATCGGATACCTTTGAACCTATTTCTTTTAATTCGTTTGTCAATTTAAAAACTTCACCAAACACATATTCGTTTAATTTACCGGTATTATTGATGTTATTAATGTATTCTCTCAATAATCCCTTTTGTTCGGTTGTGAGGTTTTTATATTTGTTATTAAAAGATTCTACAAGCAATTTATAAGATATTGATCTTAAATCTTCATCTTGTTTTTTATATTGCTCCAATACGGCATCTTTTATTTTTGAATCTTTATTTTGTATAGAAGTATTTATAATATTTTCGGTAATAGTAAATCGTGAATTTACTATATCAGTCGGTTCATATTGTTCCTCCGATGTTACTACCTCAAATATTTTATAGATAGACGCTAATGTTTTATAATTAGAAATTGGTGATTTTATAAATTCATCTATATTGTACTTCTCTTTAATTTCTTTTATTAAGACGTATTTCTCTTTTGTTAGTTTTTTCTCATCCAACCTCTTCCTAGCTTCGCATATTGTATCAATAAACTTTTCAGCTTTAGTTTCGGAATTATACTTTTCGTTTATCAAATATTGATATAATTTCAATTCTTTTGATAATTCCTTTTTAGAATTAAAAAATTCTTTTAATATAGTTTCAGCTACAGATTTATTGGATGATAATATTTCAGATGTAACTTGTCTTACAAGCAATTCAAAAATGAATCCTGTATTTTTAAATTTTGAATGTTTTATTTTTTTCATCAATTTATACAATTAATCAGATATAAATATATTTTTCTATTGGTTTATTGCTCTTTTGTCAAATCCTCTGTCAAAATTGTCTTTTTATTTCCATTCATATCCTTAAATATTTCTAAATATGGACTTTTTCTTGGTTTATACTTAACGGATCCTTCTTTTGTTTTAAGAGTTTTTATTCCCAATGGATCTCTTCCTTCCGGATGATCATCTTTTCCATATCTAATTGCATCTTTTGGTCTACCAACACCATCTTCCTCCAATTCCGCTTTTATTTTAGCAATTTCTTCTTCTACATTTGTGGGTGCTTCTGTTCCTGTTTCTTTTGCCGGGTCAACACCTTGTGTCTCAATAGATGTTAATCGGAATTGTTGTTTTGTATCTTCCAATACCGCCAATGTTTGTTGATCTTGTTCATCTTTAGCCATACCAAGTATTGCTTCATACATCCACTCTTTTGATAACATTTTAGTTTGTTGCATTTGTTGAATTAATGCAACCTTTGCAGTATACAATTCAACCTTTTCTTGCTCATATATTTTGGATGGTATTGTTAGTTCTAATGAAAAATCAGTCAATCTATCATCATCTATTCCTTGTGTATACAAATGTACAATTGCAATTTTTGTTAATTCCGATACCAATACCCTCTGTATTCTTTCGATTGTTTTTGCAAAACGAACATCCATACCTGCCAATGTTGCTTTACCATTGGTTTCTTCTTCATATCCGATATATGCCTTCGGTATTTGTAATGCGGCAAGTAACTTTCCTTTTAAATAGTTTATATCATCAATCATATTATACTCCAATCCCTTCAAAGTATCTATTGATGTACCCGTATCACTTCCACGGACTGGCATATAATAATCTTCAATAAGGTTTTGAATATTATATTTTAAATTATACTCTCCAGTTCTTTCATCTACAAATGGAACTTTTTTAGAATTGTTTATAATTTTTTGCATATAATTATCCACTTCATTGGGTGGAATATTACCAACATCTACTTTAAAAATTCTTTTTTCAGGAGCTCTCATTACTCTATGAATCAACATAGCATCTTCCATAAGAGATAATTGCTTCCACACTCTCCTACCACCTTCAATCATAGATTTACCATAAGGAAGAAAGTTAGAATCACCATTCAAACGAAAGTGTGCAATTTCATAATTCTCATATTCTTTTTTGGCAGTTTGTCCAACCGCATTATATGGATTTTGATATGGTGCATATACAAACTTAACACGTTGTGGATTATTAGGGTCAAATCCTTCTATTCTACTCATTTCGTATGTAGATAATGGTAAGACATTTACAATTCCCAATCCCTCTGCCATTTCTAATTGTAAATAAAAATCACCATACTTTACAAGATTTCTGGTCCACATCCAAAGATTGTGCTCAACGTTTAAAATATCGTAAAAAAGGTTTTCTAATATTTGTTTAATATTATCATCTGCGTGATGTATTTTGAGAACATTCCCGAATTCATTTCTTGCCGTACACTCATCCGAATAAACATTAAGTGCCGCAGAAATGATTGGATCCATATCCATTGAATCGTAATCTCTAAATAAATCGATACGAACTTGCTGATATGCCAATCCGGATTCTACTCCGCCTGCATAGTTACTAACCTTTAATTTCATAAAACGATCAACCAGGTTAGTAGTCATAGATTGGTATTCATCCGTATCTATTACCTTAACTCCTTGTGAAGTTTTACGAATTATGGTATTTGTTGAAAATAATTTTTGTAACCTACCGAATATTGATTTATCTGCCATTTAGTGTAAAATTTTTTTTAATATACGAAAATTTTTTGGGTTTACCAAATTACCACTTACGGCAACTCCAATATCTTGCTTTGTGTCTTGGTCCAGGACTATCACAATTATGCCTTGCTCTAAAACTTCTTCTTCTATCAGGATTTGATTTTTTAATCCTCATATTAGGATCACCGAAGTTTACCTTGACTACATTACCAGCCGGATTTTTTACGTATACTTTGAACTTTTTAACATCTCCTCGCATTGGTTTTCCCAATGGAACTTCTCTGCCCTGATATTCTGCTTCTAATAAGCATGGACATGTTGCCTCATTTAATTCTTTTGCATATGTTCTCATAAAAGAAATAAAATCTTCCATATCATCATCCTCTACATCATATTCATCCGGTTCAACCGTTCCGTAATTAATTTCACTATCATCATCTCTTCTTTCAGGATGATTTGGTAAATGATTATCTTCTTTTTGTAAATTTACAGGTAATAAATTAATAAGTTTCATTTCTTTTATATTTTCATTTATTGGTACACAATTTGGAACCATTTTACCATTTTTTTCTTTCATTCCAACTTGCTGATATCCTTCCCAACAACCTTCATCTAGTTGAACACTTTCTTTACAAGTTTTCCAACCACCACCTTTAGATTTGTAATTTTTTGCAGCCCAACCATTTGCATAAGCTGATGGATATACATCAAATTTAGATTTTGCTGCTGCTTTAGATGCTGACCATTTGCCTGGATCCGTTGGACAATTTTTTTCTAAAAATAAATTTAGCTTCTCTTCCATATTCATAGTTTCATTTTTTGGTTTAGTAGAAACATATATCGGCGTTTTACCTTGTCCCTTACTATCCTTACCACCTCTTCCTGCATCATTCTGTGCATCTCTTTTTCTACGAGTTGCACTTTCTTTTTCTTTTTTACTCATTCCGGCTGCTTTTGCAGCTGGAACACATTTTGCATAACCCTTTTTTTCTCCCGAAGTTCCACATGGTGGATGCTTACCATCAACTTTTTTGCCGATGTTAACCCATTTTTCTTTAAACCATTTATTTAAATCTTCGTTCATTTATAATACTTTCAACATATAAATATAGGATTATCCCAATAACCATTGTAAATTTTCTTTTTCTCCATTTCCTGTATCCATTTCGTATGGATTTTGTTTTAAGTGAGATGCGGGTGTATATACTCCTTCATATTTTCGTATTTGTGATGACCCCAACATTGCTTTTGTTAAATCTATACCTTCTTGCTTCAATCGTAATGCCGTATTTCTAACCCACAATCCGATTGCCAATGCCATAGTAAGGTCATCATTATAACCTTTCATAGCTTCGGCT